AGATGCGCTGGTACAGGCCATCCGCGATGGCATCGTCCAGCGTGATGCGGTGGATGCTGTAATCCTTGCGGCCGGCGCGGGCGTCTTCGATGTACTGGTTGAACAGGTTCTCCACGCCATTGTGTGTGCTGATCAGCCGTACCTTGTTGCCCCACATGGTCAGTGCCAGCGCGGCCTTCAGCAGCTCTTCCAGGCTGTCGTGGAAGGCTGCTTCGTCGATCACCACGTCGCCCTGCAGGCCGCGCAGGTTGGACGGCCGGCTGGATAGCGCCTGGATCTTGAAGCCGCTTTTGGGGAAGCGGATCATGTAGGTCAGGATTTCTTCCTGCTTGCCTTCGTCCCAGAAGGTTTGCTCGTACACGTCGGCCTGCGCCAGCTCGTTGAACGCCTTGGCGAACAGTGCACAGGCGGCGATGTACTCCAGCGCCATTTCTTTCTTGCTGCCTACGTAGAAGGTATTGCAGCCCTGGCGGCGGCGTGGCCGGGCGGCCTTGACCACGTTGCGGCCAGCCTCCGCCCAGGTAATGCCGGTACGGCGGCTCTTCTCCGCGAACATGATCTGCGCTTCGTCGGCAAACCAGCGCTGCTGGTAAGGCAGGAACACCGGCTGTTCGGCCGGAATGGCGTCGGCCACGTCCTGCGGTACCACCACGCCGGCCAGGGCCAGCTCTTCGGCCAGGTCGATCTTGCGTGGGGTGCCAACAGGTGTCAGCGTCGATGCAGCTTGTGCAGCCGGCTTGGCCATCATTCTTTACCCAGCAAAATGCGGCGGATGCGGGCTTCCATCTGCTCGCTCATGCCATCTGCGCCGCGCATCTCTTCCAGTTTCTCCTCTTGCTCGGCCAGCAGCTGCTCACGAGCCGCGCGCTCGATGCGCTCCTGCTCTTCACGGCGGAATTTCTTCTGCACCACGGTGGCCTTGCCCAGCTCGGCCACCGCCTTGGCCACCTTGGGCAGGTCGATCTGGCCTTCTTCCGACACCATCAGCAGCTGGAAGATTTTTTCCTGCACCAGGCGCATCAGCGCTTCATTGACTGCGCCTTCGTTATCCGGCGCGGCCTCCACCACGGCACGCGCCTGCTGGCTGGCCATCTTCAGCGCGGCCAGCTTGTCTTCAAAGGTCTGGCCGTAGCGGTGGATGGCGCTTTTACTGATGTCGTAGCCCTTGGCACGCAAGGCGTCGGCCAGCAGGTCGTAGCCGGAAAAATCGCCCTCTACCAGGGCGCTATCCAGCCAGGCTTTAACGTCCGGCGGCAGGCTGGTGATTTTTGAACGTGGCGGCATGGCGACCTCAGAAGTACTTGGCCGGGCGGGCAATGCCGGGCTGGCAGTCCACGGTGTATTCCACGATGTCCACGCCCAGGCGCGTCAGGTCGGCGTACCACGGGCCGGCCGGGTCGACCTTGATGGTCACCAGCTGGCGGTCTTTCAGGTAGTCCAGCTCGCGGCGCTGCTCCATCTGGGTAGCGTCCGGGTAGATGCTCTGGATGGTGGACAGGATCAGCGCCTCGTGCGCGCCCACCGGGCGGGCATTGTTCAGCGTGAGCAGCAGCGCCCAGCGCATGGATTCACGACGGGCCTTGGCCGGGTCAAGTGCGGTTTGCATCATCATGGTTTCCTTTGCATGGCCAGCTGCTGCAGGCTGTGGGCGACGCCGTCCAGCTTGGCTTCGATGGTGGTCTGATTACGGATGAAGTCTTCACGGCGCACGTATTCCAGCGGCAGCGTGCCCATCAGCTTCAGCAGGTCTTTTCCAGCTCCACCAGCTTGGCGCGGTGGTCTTCCAGCTGTACGGCCGTGGTCTCCTGCGCGGTGGCCACTGCCTGGAATTTCTCGTCGATATTGCGGCTGACCTGGCCGGCCAGAATTTTGGCCAGGGTCCAGAACCCGCCCAGGATGGCAAGCAGCAGGGTAATCACCTGCCAAAGCTCCAGCGTTACGTTCACTTGTGCCCCTTTTCGTATGCGGTTTGGCACTGGATGCAGCGCGTGCAGCCCACCGCAGCCTGGCGTCGTTTTTCGGGTATGGCTTGGCCGCAGTCCTTGCAGTGTTCCAGGCTGTTACCCTGCGGACGGCTGGCCGCAGCCTGGGCAGCCAGCGCCTCATCACGCTGGCGCTGCTCCAGTGCTTGTGCCCGGTCGTACACGTCGCTCATGGTGTGGCCGCCTCCTGGTGCAGGCGGATGAACAGCTGCAGCTGGCTTTCAAGCTGCTGGCACCATTGGCCGTAATCGGCGGCGTGGGCTAAGAGGTCGCGGGGTAATAGCCCGGCTGCGGCGGGGGCGGCTTCAGCGGTAGCTGCAGCATGTCCGGCATCGGCTGCGGGCACTGCGGCAGCAAGGTCGGTGTCGGTGTAGCCAAGGAAGCGCTGGTAGAGGCGCAGGCTGTCAGGGCCAAGGCCAGTAAAAGCGGGGCTATCTTGCTGGGTGACATGGGGAATCCTTTTACGATGTTGTGCCTGGGCTTGCGCCAGCGCGGCACGGGTATGCAGCAGCTGGCTGCCGATCTGGTGGGCCTGCTGTTGCAGCACCAGGTAGCGAGCCTGGCTGGCTTGCAGCTGGCGGGCATGCAAGTAGCTCTCCTGGGCACGCTCAGCTGTGTATTGCTGTTCCAGGCGCGCCAGCTTCCGCTCGCCGGTTTGGGTAGCCTGGGTGTGGCCCAGGTCGTAGCCCAGGTACGCCACCACCGCCAGCGGCAGTACCACCTTGCCGATACGCCAGGCATTGAAAGCGAAGGTGTTAAGCACGGCGTGCCTTTCTGCGGCGTGCCGCACGTTTAATCACTGCGGCACCGCTCTTGCCGTGGCGGCCTGGTACCGGCTGGCTACTAGCGACCCACTGCATGACTGGCCAGGGGCTAGCCAACAGCGGCAGCCAGCGCCACAGGTGACGGAAACTAAGCATTGCCGGCCTCCTTGCTGTCGCGCTTGGTGGCAATCCAGCTGCGGGCAGCCGAGTAGCCACCCACCACGCCCAGGTAAACCAGCCAGGTATCGGTAGTCAGCTGACCAGCCATGCCCTGGTAAACAAACATGCCGGTGGCGGTAGCACAGGCCACGTTTGCCCACAGCTTGCTATGGCTCAGGCGGCCGGTGGCCGGGTTAGTAAACAGATCAGACAGGGTCATGGTGCTACTCCTGCAGGTTGGCCGGCAGCGGCTTCATGCTGGCTTGCAGCCAGTCGGCCACGTTGAAACCGGGGCAGGTTTTCAGCCACTCGCTCGGCTCCACCGTGCCGTCACCATCCTTGTCCGGCGACAGGTCGCGGTGGCCAACCACGCGGGCCGCCGGGTACTGCGCTTTCAGCGCTTTCACCAGGCTGTGCAGGGCATCCCACTGCGCACGGGTAAAGCGGCTGGTACCGACAAGGCAGACACCGATGGATTGGCTATTGAAGCCCTGCACGTGCGCGCCGACCTCGGCCATGGCCCGGCCGGTGTGCTTGCTACCGTCGGTGTCCAGCACGAAGTGGTAGCCGATGGCAGCAAGGTCAGGATTGAAGGCCGCACGGGCGGCGCGCTGCGCTGGGCATGCCAGCCGTCGATAACGGCAGCGGCCGACTGGATGCGGCTACCCAGCGGCCGGCCGTTGGCGCTGGCCGAGCAGTGGATGACGATAAGGCTGATGTGGCGGGACATGGCGACTCCTGGAAAGCGGTGTCGCCAGCATAGAAAAAGCGCCCGCTAGGGGCGCTTTGATGGGGTTCAGTGGGTTTACTTCTTAGCTTGGACAGCTGCACTCAAGGCTAATGAGCACTGGAAACGGACTAGCTTTTCAAGATCACTTGCCTTGTTTAGCACGGACTCTAAACCCGCCTGGGCCGCCTCCACACTCAACCTATTCAAGACTGGCAAATCTCGGCAAGGCTGGAACATCGGGTCTATCGTTTTGTTCGCTTCGCTGCCATACGCCGGCCACATATCTTGCAACACGTGTAGTGGCTGGATGATGTTGGTTTTGATGTCATCCTTGGTGGTCAGTGGTGTAATTTTGTCTAATGTGGCACGCACCGAGTTCACACCTGCCAATGACGCTCTGGACGTAAGAAGCTGCTCGCGCCCAAACTGCTGTAGCTTTTGCAGATCCAGTAGCGGATGTTCTGACTCCATGATCTGTAGCCTGGTTTTCAATTGCTGGTTCTCATTTTCCAGCTCGGCAATGCGCTTTTTGTCTTCATCAGAACAGCCTGCGACAAGCGCCAAGGCAAGAATACTCAATACTATTCGCTTCATCACACTCTCCCGTAATGCCCACATCCTAAAACAATCCTCTCTGCAGTGCCTCTCCATCGTCATGATTGTCTGCCCTGGATAGCACCTGGTACACCCAGCGGTCGGTGATGTGGTACTTGCGGGCAAGCTCACTGGCGGCATGGTTGGCCGAGTGTGTGCGGGTTAGCTCGTCGAACTCTTCCCGTATGGCACGGTTGCGCATCTCAAGGATGGCCGCACTGCAGCGCGGAATGGCCAGTGTCTCGCCGCCGAAATGTTGGGTAAGCACCTTGGCCGCATCGACACCAATTACCTCGGCCAACGCTTCAAAACGGATCTGCCCCAGGCGGCGCTGGTTCTTGCTCATCGGGAAGGTAGTGCCGCCCCATGCCTGGATCAGCTGCACGGTGCGTGGCAGCCCGATGAGCTGGATAAACAGCTTGGCCGACACGGGCAGCAGGTGCTGCACGTCTTCAAAGTTCATCGCTCGTACCTCCCTTGCCGTGTGGCGTCCACAATCAGTGCCTTCATCAGTTTTTCCAGCTGCTCGTATTCCAGCCAGTCCACTTTCTCTACCTGGAACATGCGCGCTGCCATCGCGTCGGCGTAGGCCCACGGCCGCCCAGCGGTGGCCAGCATGGCTTCGATCTTGGCCATCAGCCTGGCCTTGTGCTGTGCCGGTACCGGCTTGCGGCCGGCCTTGCTGGCTGCCTTGGGCTGCCAGCCCAGGCGCT